CATACATATATATTAGTGCGTGTAGCACTAAACACCGCATTCAGCTCCCTTCGACCTATAACGCAATTGCATCATAGTCTTATAGTGAGCTAATGGAAATTCTTCTGGGTGTAGTTTGCGAAAATGCCTAAACATTTTGGCAAAGAAATTGTATTTCCTGGAGTCCCAACAATGGTTTTGCATGTGGCTTCCTAAAGCGCTAGCTAAATCGCTGCGTTTAGTAGTCGCCACGTGAGCAACGTGTTTCGTGAATCTTTCAGGTAAAAATATCCAAATTCCATCGCGCTTGAATAATTTATTACTAAAGAATTCAGCTCCGTCCAAACTTGGTTCGACACTGAAAGGTTCTAATTCACACCCCAATTCCAAGGCTTTCTCGACGTACAGAGCAGTATCGAATCCATTCGGAAACTTCTGCAATACGTCGTCACCTCCTACTACTATGTCCATCAAAAGTGATAGAATCAAATCATCTGAACAGCCCATGCGGCACTTAATCAAGACGTCAACTACGAGTTGCGCTAGACTATTGACAAAAATCGTTAACTTCCAACCGGTTTTCATGATACCTTGGTAAGTACTTTGGAAAACTCGTCCGTTGGTGCAACGGTAATTGCTGTTAAGTCTAACCTCCTGAAAAGCTCCCCGTACATCCACTATGTACGAAGCAAACTCTTCATCAGTCATGTCTGATTGTGTCGCCAATTGGACCACGACCTCCTCACATATCGAGTAGATCCAATCGAAGAACATATAATCCCAGTTTTTCTTGTCTGAACAATAGACTTTATCAGTACCGAACACTTTACTTAAGTGTTCAATATTGCCTGGGTTACTCGGAGAGAAGACAAATTTTATCTTCGACTCCATCCAATTATCAATCGCTGTAATTAGCAGATTTTCAAATATGGCTTGGTGTTTAACCGTTTTGTGTAATGGAAAACCCATAATGATGCGCATCATTCCAGCATCCAGTTTAGCTTCTTTGGTAGGTTCACTTTTGCCAAAGATTTTCAACTGGAAATCAGAATTCCACTCTCTTAGAATTAACTCAGCAAAGTTATCTTTGCCGTAGTGTCTAAGAACTGCACCGTTATTCATTAATCCATCAGTCTGGTACGGGTACCCAGCACTTTTTGCCTCTTTAACTGTAGACGAATCCATAATTCTTATCAAATTAAGTTTCGATTTATAGTCCTTACGCACTTCGAATTTATTGTTTGGTAACAAAGCTAAACATAATTGCGTGACGCGGTTTATTTCAGCCGCTGTCGGCGCTAATTGTATTAATCTGTTCCTTTTTGCAAATAATTCTAAATGGTTTTTAAGACTAGTCATTTCAGTTTGTTCGTTGATTTCGGGATACCTGTATTTAGCAGGTTCAAAACCAAGTTGAGTCAACTCACTTAATTGGTCGAGCAAGTAAGCTTCGATATCCGCCTGCGCCTTCGGACTACTGTTGCAATGCGCAGGTCGTTCGGGCTCCAATTCCCGAAAAGCTTTTAACTCAGCACTTTCATATTCTAAGTCATCATCTTCGTAGTCACCCCATCGCATTTTGTCCCCTGGTTGTGGGTACTTAAATGCTGGAGTGCTCAAAGGTGGAGCGTCGCTAGGATGTTCACCATAGTACTCGGCTTCAGTTTCCTCAAACCGAGATGGAAATAACTCCCTAACCTCATCTCGAGTTAGTCCGTATATTACTGCTCCATTACCCCTGGCTACTAAAGAGAAATCGCCTTCATCTTCCTCGAAGAAGTCGACGGTTTTACCCTTCCATTTCCAGTTGTCCTCGTAATATTCTAAGAACCACTCATTACTTTCATTTCTTTTTAAATGGAATACTATAGCTTCTATTCGGATAGCAATATTGTTTTTGCTAGTTCCGGCTACGTGCATACCCACTAC